ATAAGATTGATAAAAGTATTAGATGAAGACAAGTGTGTTATCCCAATACAAACCACATCTGAAAGAGCTAGCTTTGCTTGTGCTACTAGTTGTGAATGTGTAGGTGATCTTACTCATGTAGTGCCTGATCATTACGGTAGAAATACATTAGGGCTTATATGTAATCCTGAGATGAATAAACTTGCACCGTCAGTTTACTACTGTTCTGATATATTAAAGTGTTATACACTATTACCTTGCAGTGATAAAGTAGTATACAGGCCTTCAGAAGTTACAGTTATATATAATAACAAACCTACACCAATTACTAGTATTGATGACAAGTTAGAGGTAGACTCTATATGTGAACAAGCTATTAAATTCTACGTTTGTGGCATGCTGTTAAGAGATGATAAAGATAGTGGCTCAAGGTCATTAGGTAATGAAGAACTTCAGATGTATGCTGCAGAGCTTAAACAGCTTAAGAAAGAAAGACAGTTAAATTTTTATGACGGTACTAGCTATAGTACTGGCTATAGAAGAGGTGTATAATGAAGTTAACTGATTTTAGTGGTGGACTTAATGTAAGAGTTCATCCTACACTGATAGCACCAACTGAGTCACAAAAGTATTATAACTGTGATAATGAAGCAGGTATATTAAGACCTGTTAAAGGAAATAAATCTACTGATATATCTTCACATGAGTGGTTTGCTTATTTCTATGCTAAGAATAGGTTAGTAAGTGCTATCACAGAAACATGGTATGCTGAGTATAGATCAGCTATGTATTCACTAACTATTGATGGTATGAAGAAAACTTCAGATGGTATCATTTGGAGACATGTTGGCATAAGTGCCCCAACACAAGCACCCACTGCTACTAAACAAGATATAGGTAACTTATTAGGTACTTACAGATATGTAATAACTTTCTATAACTCTACTGATGGTGCTGAGAGTGAACCTTCCAGCCTATCTAAAGAGCAAGAAATAAATAAGCCTAATGTATCAGAAACAGGTACTGTAGATACTGTTCTAATACAGAATACAGACTCATATAAAGCTTCAGTTGAATTAGTAAATATAATGCCTTGGCTTGGTTCTATATCACAGGTTAAATCAGCTTATTTAATTGCTTCAGGAGAGCAGAGAAACACGACAGTAAGTTCAGTAAACAGAGCCACCTTCATAGATAGCTTATTTGCAACCAGAAATATTACTGACAAAGATAAAGATTTGGCAGCTGATGACTTATTAGATGTCTTTAATAGTACTAGTGTATGTTCAGGTAAGATTATAGTGACTGGTATACAACAGCCTAATGAAAGCGGAGTAGATAAGATTAGATTATATAGAATAGGTGGTACATTAGCCGACTATACACTAGTAGCAGAACTTAACAAAGGTACTACCTCATATTTGGATAACAAAGCAGACTGGGATATAGCAGGTAATCACGTGCTAGATAGTTTTAATTTTAACAGTCCAAAAGCTGGTATGAAGTATCTAATAGAAAACAACTCTATGTTGTTTGCAGCTAGGAAAGATAAGCTATATTACTCAGAAATAGATAATCCTGATGCTTGGCCTTCCACATACTTTATTGATTTTCCACAGCCTATAACAGGTATAGGAGGTACACAAAACGGTCTATTAGTATTCACATTCAACAACACTTATATCGTTACTGGGAATAGTCCAACAACATTCTCTAAGTACTTGCTATCAGCTGAACAAGGTTGTATTAAACATGATACTATACAGTTTAATAACAATGCACTTACATGGGTATCTCATGATGGTATATGTATGTCTAGTGGTGGACAACTACAGTTAATATCACAAACACATTTAGGTAAATTAATGACTGCAGACTCTGCTAGTAAAATTAAGAATGCTGTTGTATATGATAGAATGTACTTCTTGGTAACTACTGAAAATACTCTAGTTTTAGACTTCAGATATAATAAGTGTTTTAGGGTTATAGAGAACACTGAAAGATTAGGCAGATTTAATGATGTGTTATATAGTTATAATGACTCAGGTAAATTAGATGAGATGTTTGCAGGCGATGAGCTTACACTACATTATAAGTCACCTATCTATACTGAAGGTTCTTTAAGTACCTATAAAGTATATAAAGACTTTTACATTAGTTATACAGGTAACATTACTATAAGTATTTATGTAGATAGTGTTGAAGTATTTAATAAGACTCTTGACCCACTAAAGGAACAATACAATGCTAAATCATTAGGTACCAAACAAGGGTATGGGCTGTCATTTGATATCAGAGGTACAGGAGAAGTACACGAGATTAACTATACAGTTGTAGGGAGAGAAAATGGCAGATAATAGATATACATTTATAGCAGTACCAGACGAGCTCACAGAGTCTCTTGTGCTTAAGAGGTTCCTAGATAAATTAGTGCAGCAGTTAGATGTTGCATTTAATAATAGAGGTAAAGGCGGATTTATTAGAGAAAATCAACTAGATCAGAAAGCATCACTTAGTGAATTAGTAGATGTTGTTAATAACCTGCCTAATATATATGTAACTCGTAAAGACCCAATAATGGACTCTGTAGCTGCATATACAAAGTCAATTAGATCTTTTAGTCCTAATGAGTTGATCAACAAAAAGTATATGTTGGCTGAGAGTACCAAAAACCCAACACAACCTACAATTAGTGATATTGTAGCTGGTGAAAATGATGCTGGCGAAGAAGGTGCTGGCGAAGACACTTCTGCTGCTAGTATAGCTAACAACCGTAATAAGATTAATGAGATTTTAGATGCGTTAAGAGCAGCTAAAATAATCTCCGTTTAATGTTTATTATGGTATAATTATTTTATAAGGATTAGTTATGGATATTTCAGCCGAGATTACACCTACAGGGTTTACAGAACATTATATCTCTGATGGGGTATATGCAAGAGTGTTTCATATAAGAGCAGGTGACATTGTTATGGGCGCTAAACATCTTACTACTCATATGAATATCTTACTTAACGGTAAATGTTATATTAGCATAGATGGTGATATTAGACTAATGAAAGCACCTTATTTCTTTGAAGCTTTGAAGAACTCTAGGAAGATTGCTTATGCTATTACTGATATGCAAATAGTTAACATAATACCAACTGATAAAACTAGTGTAGAAGATATAGAGAATGAGGTAGTAGATTATACACTACCTGATTGTGTAGAGGACTTATTAAAGCCTCTGAAATTACTTAAAGGAGTATAATATGGCATTTGGTATATCAGCAGCAGTATGGGTAGGTGCAGCAGCAACAGTAGGCGCAGCAGTGGTTAGTTCTAATGCAAGTAAAAGTGCAGCTAGAGTACAATCAGCAGCGGCTGACGAGTCAGCGCAAATTCAAAGAGAGCAGTTAATGTTTCAGCAAGATCAGTACAATGACTGGAAAGAAATTTATGGACCTCTTCAAGAGTCTCAAGCAGAATACTATAAAAACCTAACAGGCAAAGAATTAGTAGGTAAAGAGCTAGAGCAGATACAGAGAGCAGGACAAGCAGCAAATACACAAATTGAACAGAGCCTATCTCAAAGAGGTCTGGGTGAGTCAGGACTGTTAGCTGACCTAACTAATCAGAATACTTATAATACTGAAATGCAGAAAGCACTAACTAGAGCATCAGCTCCAGATAGAGCAGCATTAGAAAGAAATAAATTCTTAGCACTAGGTCTTAATCAAGGACAAAGTATTATGAACCAAATTAGTAACTCAGCTAACGGTATTAGCCAAAGCGTTATGGCCGGTGGTAATGCTCAAGCTGCAGGTATAAAAGGTTCAGCAGATGCTTGGGGTACAGCCATTGGTTATGGTGGTAGAGTTATTGGTAATGCCGTAGCCAATCAACCGTCTAACTACGCACCTAAGGTAGCGCCTAGTTCAGTAGATTTAAGGAGATAATATGAGTTTTATACAGGGAGTAACAGCAGCTAACAATTCTATAGCTCAAGATAGAGCTGATAGAATGGAAAGCAGACAAGCTAAACAGCAGAAGCTTACTAATTTGATTAAGGGTTTTGAGATAGACCCTAACACAGGAGAGTATGCACCTAATGAAAGAGGGCAGAATGCTTTAGATACTCAGAATGAGCAGCTTAAACAACAATTAGCTACTCTTACTGAACAGAATATGCAGATACAGTCAGTGCTTAATAAAGATAGTATGACTACTACTGTTACTAAAATGCTTAAAGGTGATGTTCAGGGTGGCTGGAAGACAATTAATCATAACCCAGGACTTAAAGCTATGTTGGCTAAGAAGGGTATGGAAGATTTACAGCCAGTCAATTGGGCACAAGACAAAGACTTATTAGAAGGTGTACCAGCATTAAAAGCTCTTACACCTGAGCAACTAACCGACCAGCAGTTAATGAATGCTCTTAATAGTGCCTACTTTAAAGTGAAAAGAAATGGCAAATGGCAGGTTAATACAACTGAGTCATTGATTAAAGTGACTGGTACTACTCAATATACTGATAAAACTACTACAACTGGCATGAAGAATAGACTTAGTAAAATTAATGAGATACTTGCTCTTAAAGTACAAAATCCTTATGAAGAGAAGTTACAAGCTATGAAAGTGCAGAATGCTATAGGCGCTGAAGAATTTAATGCTGAGAAGATAGCACTACAGCAAAGAGATATGAAAGAGTGGATTAAGAGTAATCCTAATGGTACAGTGGCTGAGTTCTTAGAGTACAGTAGACCAAGGTCAGAGAAAACAATAGCTATAGAGAATGCTATTAACAATCCACAACCAGCAGAGCCAGCATTCCCTGTGAATGAGTTCAATGCTTCAGTAGAAGACTCTTATGCTAACTATAGTGGTAAAGGTCCAGTATTTACAAATGAACAAATAGCAATAGCTAATAAATTGCAGGACAAGAACAAGGTTAGTGCTACAGATAATACTAACATAAACTCAAGAATTGCTCTAATGAAAGGCTTTGCTCAAATTGATAAAGCATATTCTGGTGTAGATAAGAATGCTTGGGAAACAATTAAGACTAACATTAACAAGTATCTTCCGGCAGACTGGGCTAAAATATCCCCTTCTGAAAGAGCTTCAATTAATGAGAAGATTAAACAAGATGCTAAGCTAGGAGGCTATATAGCTGAGTATATTAAGATGATGTCAGGTGCTGCAGTTACAGATAGTGAAAGAGCACTATTCACAGATATAGTTAGTTCAGGTAAATATGCAACTAAGGAAGCATTCCAAGCAGCTTTAGATGGTTTTAGAGAGTCTCTAAGAAGTTCTACTAACGTTATGATAGATGCTACTAAACATAGAACACCACATAGTTACTTAGGATACAGACAGTCAATGGCTAAGATAGGTGCTAATAAGCCTATGACTTATGCAAGCTCAGCAAGTACTACTATGCCTAGTAAAACAGTTAAACCTTTAGTTGTGCCTAAGAGAATACCAGGCACTCCTAGAAATGGGCCTGTACCATCAGCAGCTGACTTCGCTAACAAATAAGGACTAGTATGAAAATAAATATTGAGACACTACAAGACACTTTCAAGATAGGATATGATGACTATCTTGAGAGTAGGATTAAAGCTAACTTAATAGAGAACCTATATCATAACAGACAGTATACTAATGAACAGCTAGAGACTCTTAGACAGAGAGGTCAGCCAGCTGAGACGTTTAATATTATCAAGTTGTTTACAAGACAACTGTTAGGATACTATTCAACAGTTATTAATACAGCTAGAGTAACTCCTGTACAACAAGCTGATATACCTATAGCTAATGTATTAAATGATGTTATGGGATATATTGATAGAACTAACTGGTTTGAGCATGAAGGTGATAAGATTAAGCTTGATGGTTTCTTATCAGGATTAATGGTATCTTATATAGATGTTCAGCCTGACTTAGATATGGACGGTGTACAAAGAGCTGATGACTTTGGTCGTAAGATCAATAAAATAGTTAAGAGCCATGTTCCTGCAAGTGAAGTAGTATTAGACCCAATGAGTACTCTTAGTGACTATTCAGATGCTAGGTTTATACATAGATTTAAGTGGATGCAAGAAGATCAGGTTAAAGAACTGTTTGGTAAACATAAGACTGATAAACTAGAAGAGTACTTTAACTACCTAAATGTTACTGAAGCAGACTTTGAGTTTAAGCATGACACTAGATTTGCAGGTCATTATAAGTCATATGATAACTACTTAATAGTTCACTCAATCTTAAAAGATGACAACGGTGATACTTGGTCTATATACTGGTCTGATAAAACTATCCTTAGTAAAAAGAAGATAACATATAAGGAAGTTAAATTCCCTTATAGAGTTGTTAAGCTTCAAGATAGTAACTATGCCGAATACTACGGTGTGTTTGAAGAAGTGTATCAGTCTCAAATGGCTATTAATCAAGCACTAATTCAGATACAACTTATGGCTAACTCTAATAAGGTTTTGGTGCAAGAAGGTGCTGTAGATGATTTAGATAAATTCATCAAAGCTTATAAGAGAATTAATGCAGTTATACCTGTTAATACACTCAGCGGTATTAGAATAGACTCATTGACTGGTGAGATACAACAGCAGTATATACTAATAGACAAAGCATTTGATAGAATTCAAAGAGTGCTAGGTATTAATGACAGTTTCTTAGGTATGGCTTATGCTAGTGATAGTGGTCGTAAAGTTAAACTACAGCAGAATGCTACTATTATGGCACTTAGATATATCAACAATAAACTTGAGATGTTCTATAAGTTAGTTGGTTGGGACACAGTAAATCTAATTAAGCAATACTATAGAGCACATCAAGTACTTAGAATAGCTGATGAAACTAATGGCGAAAGATGGGTAGCTATAAATCAACCTTTAGTAGACCCTGCTACTGGTCAATACATATATGATGAAGTAATAGACCCAGCTACAAGTGAGCCTGAGAAGAATGAGAACGGCGACATACTACTAGCTCCACTTAACAACTCAGACACTGATGTTGAATTTGGTGATGTTGATATTGAGATGCACTCAACAGCATACAATGATGAAGATGAGAAGAACCAGCTAATGTTAGAGACTATGCTTGGTGGTAATATAGGACAAGCTCTTATGACTGTTAACCCAGGAGGGTTTATGAAAGTAGCAGCACTTAGTGTTAAATCTACTAAGAGTAAGTACTCACCAGATATAGCAGCTATATTAAATGAGACCGCCAATATGCTCAATCCTCAGCCAGAGATGCAGAGTAATCTTGGGGCTGGAGGTCAATTGGGTGGTCAGCCAGCAAATAGCCAGCAGCTAAAACTACCTAAAAATGAAGGAATGTAATGGGAAATGATATATTACAACAGATTGAGCAGGATGCAGAAAACAATAGTATAATAAGCAGTATACCTTCAGTTGAAGAGACTGTGAAAACTAATGTAGATGTTATACCTAACAAATATGACTATCAGGGAGCACTTGATGCAGGTGTACCATTAGCTGATATTGTCAATTATAACAAAGATAAGTATCCTGAAGCAGAAGTAGATGAAGTCTTATCATTTGCTGATGGTGATCAAGAAATCTTATTAGATTTAGTAGAGCAATTCAGAGATAAAGACTTGGTTGATGAGCATAGCTTTGAAAATAGTGAGAAGACCATTAGACAAATGCAAGAAGGTTTCAGACGTCAGCTAGCTGAGCAAAATACAGGTACAATTAGTGAGCCTACAGATACATCCAGTCAAAGATTTAATGATTTTAGCAATGGTGTTAAGTCTTCTCTGTTGGGTATTAAACAAGCTTCTATGGACTTACACATGCTGCTAGGTACTGATCATTTATTTAGTGCAGATGGAGAAGGTTGGGATGAAGCTTCAGCATTTAATATGAAACAAATAGAGAACTTAAACACTGTGATTAAAGATCAAGACTTATTTTCTACAGCAACATTAGGTAAAATGTTACCTTCACTAGTAACACTACCACTAGCTTATAGATCTAAGATTGTAGCTGCTCTTTCTGAAGGTTCATTAGCTTATAGTGAAGCTAGAGGTAGTAACATAGAAAAAGGTCAAGCCTTAGTAGTAGGTGCTGTAGCAGGCGGTGCTACTGCAGGTTTTATGAAGATTGTTGATATATGGTCTAAAAGAGGGCTATCTAAGAGCTTAGTTGATGCAGCTACTAAAGGTGATATGGAAAAAGTAGATAGCATGCTTGCAGATATAGAGACTGGTAAGAGTATGGGCCTAGGTGATACTATGGTTGAGGGTGAAAGAGGTTTACCTTCTAATCTATATGAACAGCAGTATATGGCAGAGAATACATTACCTAAGATACAAGAAGACCTCAAAGTAGCAGTAGATGATATAGCAGGTAGCTCTAAAGAAGCTGCTCAAACCATTAAAGAAGGTGCAGAGTCTCTTAAAGCTGCTAACAAAGAAACAACAAATGATCTGTATAGCGCAGTTAAAGGGTTAGCATCAGATGAGCAGAAGTTTGACTATACTGGACTAAGAGCTAGGATTATGGCAACCGCTAAAGATGCTGCTGCAGGTGACGCTGTTAGATCAGTAGTTAAAGAGTCAATGAGATATAATAGTAAATATCTAGATGATGCAAGTACTGAACTATTAGCAGAAGTCACAGCAATAGAAAAGAAAGTTAAGAAATTAAAGGTTCAACTAGCAGGAGAAGTTCCAGGGTCAGATAATGCTCTTGCATTACAGGATAAAATCATCAATAGCGAAATTGCTATAACTGCTAAGAAAACTAAACTACCTAATATTGATACTTTATCTGAGAAAGAAATTATCAGATTAAGAGACGCTATTAGTCATAAAAAGAGTGTAGCTGGTGGAGCTATATCAACAGCAGATAAGAAGCAACAGATGGCACTAAGTAGTGTGCTAGAGGAACTTGATAAATACATAGATGAGAATGTGCTTATAGATAATCCTACATTTGGTAAACTATATAAACAAGCTAGAGCAGCTGCTAAGAAAGACTTTGATGAGTTTGGTTATAGTAATAAAGGAAGTAAAGAACTACCTGAACTTGGTAAGATGATGTCTGAAGGTGATACTAGTAAATTAGTTGACTCTATACTTAATAGTGAATTCAAGATAGATAAAGTAACTGAGATGCTAAGGTTTCATGCACCAGGAACTGGTAAACAATTAGCTAAGGCTATGGTTGGTAAGGTACTTAAAGGTACTAAGAATGTTAAAGGCAGTTTTGAGAAAGACTTCGGGTACGATATAAACTCATTAGCTAATAACCTTAGTAAAGTATTTGATAGCCCTGACACAGTGAAATTCTTAAAAGTTAATCTAGATGAAGTAGAATTTACTAAACTTAAGAGTATACATAGTATAACTAAGAGTATGGATAATGTTATTAAAGCACTACCAGAAGGTGGTCCACTTAGTAAAGGTGTTAGTGGTTATATAGCTGGTGGTGATGGTGTGATTAATAAAGTAGGTAGAGTATTAAAACTAGTTAAAGACTCTATTACTGCTATTAGGGGAAATACTCTAGGTTTTAAACCAGCAGAGAAAGCCACACTAAGATTGATTAAGCTACTAGAGAAAAGAAAACATGAGCTTACACCAGGTGGCACAGGTACAGTTGGTAGACTTATGAAAGGCCTTAGTAGATCTATTAACAATAAGAATAAAGTAGAAGATGTGTTAAGTGATATTAAGACTCAAGGCTTTAATAAAGAGAAGACAGCAGCTAGAATACACGCTTACTTAATCAATGGTGGTGAGCTAAACTATAATGAGTTATCTAGAAGAGCTCAGATATCAATACCTAAAGCTAAAGAGATATTAGAGAATATGGGACTGGGTAAAAACTTCGATATTATTGAAGTAGTACAAGATGGGCCTGACGTTATCAACCGTATCAGCTATGAAGGTAAAGAAGTACAG